ATGTTTCAAAAGAACATATTGAATACCAAAATCTAAAACTTCTTTTTTTATTTGTGACAATACAAGAAAGTTAAATGATTTAGGATATAGTGATGTATATAAACGAGTCCATATAGGAACTTGAACGTCAATTTTATCAAGATCAATTTTAGTAGCAATATTATATTGTCCTTTTTCTTCTTCTGCAATTGCTAGTTCTACAACTTTGAAAAAGTATTTCACATCTGTATATACAATTTGTATGACTTCATTCATTTTGTAATTCTTACCTGGTTTAAGAATTTTGATTTCTCCGTTTAAAATACTAAGAGATGCTCCAACTCCTTCTCCATCAACAGATACAACAATTAAAAAATTTGAATTTATAGAATTTATTCCAGTATGTTTAAAATCGCCTCTGGTTAAATATTCTACTCTACCAATACCACCGCCAACATCAAGCATTCTTAAATATGCTTCATAATCACTTATTTTATTTCTTTGTTCAATAATTATTTTGTTCAATTCTATTGTTTTTTTATTTAAAGAATCAATTAGGATAGCTGTAGTTTGATACCTAGCAATTAATCTAACTAACTCTTTAATAAAAATCTCATCATTATCTTTTCCTATACAATTTTCCCATGATACAAAATTTTCTGGTGTTATATAACTAACAAGATTCTTTAAAAAATCAGCGCCTTTCTTTGTTCTATTCTTACACCACTTGTATGCAGTATCAGCATCTATTCTTTTATGCAAAATTGCTTCATATATATCTGGATATTCGTTCTGAAAATAATTTGCAAATTTCCAATTATGGTAATAAATAGAATCATTGTAAATCTCTCGTAATAGTTTGAGTAACCTAAAAATGATAGACAATTTAAAATAAATTGCTTTCTTTTTCTGAGCACTATAATTCAAATCATTTGCCTTTTTTAGTAAATCAACTATAAGATATAGCACAACTGAAATTTTTTTCAACAAATTATTACAAAAAAGGGGTTCATGGTCAGAAGATAAATTGACATGTGATAACTGACGTGTTAAATGCGATGCCAAAAACATAGTGCTGCTCAATTTTAATGGTTTTGGTATATTGCAAGTATTGCAAGACATACCCTTAATTATAGTGTTTACAATATATTATGGCGCATTATATTTTGCTTATTTAATTTATAACTTTTATTATTGGATTACAATGCTAAATAATGTATTAGAAGATACAATCGGTAATTTCATTGATCATACAATATATGAATTATATTGGAATAATTCATTATTTACAAGCGAAGAGTTTGATAAAATAATAAAAGAAATAAGAGATGATGGTATTTGCGCTGATGTAATTACTTTAAAAAAAAGATTGTTTCGTGAAATATTAAGAAACATGATAATTCTATCACATTGTTCAACATATTCAGGTTCATTTAGAACATTGTATATAGTACCTATCTATGTGTTGTATAATATGTATCAAAAACAAGTAATATTCAGTAGTGTAGATCTCCTATTTAATGAAAAAAGTCAATTATCATTTTTAAATAGTATTATAAGTACTACTGACTTTCCAAGTAAATATGATTCAAGAGAAGAATTATTATATTTTGCAAAGGAATGTGCTAGTCTTTCTAAATTTGTTAGTGAAAAAAATTGTAATCAGCATGGTCACACTATAATTACGGGAAGTGACTATGCAAATGTTACACATACTCATGTAGACTCAACTGGTGGTAATACAACACCTAGTAGCAATGTATCTACATACCCTTCATCAATTGATAAAATTATTGATTCAATACAAAAATTATTAGAATCAGAAAATGAAATTGATACAGCTCAAAGCCATGAATTATTAAGTAAAATTGATTATGAAATGAATAATATTAATAGTAATAGTACATCATATAATGACAAAGCATAAATAATTAATAAGAAATATTTGACAATATAGAATTAATTATGAGTGCAGAACAGTTTACATACTTATCCAATAAAAATTATCATGAAAGAGACAGTCATATTGTATTTGATGAACCGAACCATATTTACACTGTAAATGGTGATCCTAACTATGTTTCTGTTACAACTTTTGTAAAATCACATTTTTCAAGTTTTGACGCAAATAGTGTTATAAAAAATATTATGAGTTCAAAAAAATGGAACTGTTCTCACAAATATTGGGGTAAAACCCCTGAAGAAATCAAACAATTATGGGAAAATAATGCAAATGATGCATCTAAAGCAGGAACTGCATTGCATTTAGATATTGAAAGATTTTACAATAACATAGAAGTAAATAACAATTCGGACGAATTTTCATATTTTTTGAATTTTAATGAACGTTTCAGAAATAAACTAAAACCTTGGAGAACGGAAATGATGGTTTGGGATGAAGAATATAAGTTAGCTGGTTCAATAGATATGATATTTGAAAATGAAGATAATAATTTAGAAATTTATGATTGGAAACGCACAAAAGAAATTATAAAAACTTCAAATTTTGATAAATGGGCAAATAAAGAATGTATAGAGCATCTTCCTGACACAAATTATTGGCAATATTCATTACAACTCAATGTTTATAAACATTTAATTGAAAAAAATTATGGAAGAAAAGTATCAAATATGTATTTGTTATGTTTGCATCCTAATAATAAAAATAAAAATTTTATAAGAGAAAAGGTTTTTGATCTTAGCCAAGAAGTTAATGATTTAATTAAACTACATCTAGACTCTATTAATAGTAATTATTCTTCATCCTCCGACGAGGAAATGTCACAAGAATAATTATTTTTGGATTTATAACAAATCTCATTACCCTTATAAGATTCTTCTTTATAATATAAACCATCAATGTAATAACGCGTTGTTTTGTTGTTTCTTGAATGATTTTGACAACACTTAACATTAATAGCAAAAGATTTCCCACAATCCTTACAAATAGTATCTTTTTCAACACTAAGACCCATCTTTGTAAACATTACATCAGTAACTTTTGGTTTTTTAGGTCGATTGGGTTGTCCACGATAATGATCGTTGAAAGCAACAATAAATTCATCAAATCCATATTTTGATCCCTTTCTAACCCTAAAATTCTTATTCTGTGAAATCATTCTATAAATATAATTGTTATCCATTAATACATCATCAACTCTTGAATCAAAATATGGTATATTCCACTCATGAAATGGTTTGCTTCCATAACTTTTAATAAGTTCAAATCGAGCTAATAATGTTTTAACTAACACTTTGTGTAATTCAGTTCTTATGCATTCTTCTTCTAGATTTGAACATAATGCAGATTGAACTGGTCTGAATTGGAAATATGCAAGTCGTCGAATAACTTCTCCAGTATCTTGAACATCTTGTGTATATTGTGAGCAACACAACATTCTTTGCACAACTCGATGCTGCTCTTCTTGTTTTTGATTTTTAATAGGAATTGCGATTATTTCACCAGAAACAGCTTTCTGAAAATCTGTTTTTCCAAACTGTTCGATCATATTAGAAGGGGTGTCTTGATCAATAATAACATCATGATCTATGAATGCACTTTTACCAAATGTTTTTTCTTTGTAATTGATAGCTCCTACAATCTCAGATGAAAATGTTGATAAAATTACACTAACAATTGTTGATTTGCCTGTACCACTAGCTCCAAATAAATAAGGAACGACTTTGATACTATCATATCCAGTTGGATAATGTAAAGAACCCATGAGTCCATAAAAGCATCTTTCTACATCTTTGTCTCGCAAATCTGGTTGATCCTTAACAATTTTGTCGAAAATCGGACAATCAATATCATACCAATTACTAGTAAGCCAATCAGTATCAAATGTTAGAGGGATGAATACTTTTCCAGTAAATGCATACTTTTTATTCAAATCATATTCATAAAACTTCCATTCTCTTAATTTCAAATATCCATTACTAAAAGCAACAATATTTGAATCTCTCTTTAAAATTCGAATATCTGTATGTATTTCGTCTAAATATTTAATAAGATTATGTTTTGATGATGGTTTCTTATATGTTTTCTTCAATGGAGGTTCAGCATCTCGGAATAAATCATCTAAGAAATCGGCGTATTTACTAATCTTTTCATATTCAATAACACATTGATCACTTCTTTTCATCATATAACCATCTTTTTTCATTAAGTCGTTTTCTTTACAATAATCGTCTACATAATCTTGAACTTGATCATAACCACAATTATCATTAGCACAAGATATTTCAAAATATGTTTTAACTTGCTTCCATAACTGTGAATTATTTTTTGTGTTAATTTTTCTTTCACCACATACATAACATTTTGCTGTACAACTAGCTTTACCTATAGATATCCAGGATTTTACTGCAGAATGCTCTCTATGTTTGTTAACCAAACATGTCTTATGCGATGGAATTATTGCAACACATCTTGATGATTCATAGTTATTCGATTTCCATTCTCCACTTATTCCAAATGCTTCATTCAACATAGAACTAATATTAGGATTAATTGTTTCTTGTGATTTCTTATTAACAATTTGATCATCATTAGATACAATTGCTTCAACATTACCAGTGTAATCTGCAATAGGAAGTTGATAATTATAAACAATGCAATCCTTACTGGCATAAGAACCTTGTCCAGCCAAAAGCTCTACATTGGTCCACTTTGTTGCACTACGATTCTTATTGTATCCATAAAATCCACTAATAAAATAGTGTCTCTTTTTCTTTGATACACTTTCAAAATAAGGAGTATCTAATTCTGGATCAACATCCCCATCTACATCAATCTGATTAATAAATCGTGTGTCTACCCATATATATTCATAGTCATTTACCAATTTTTGTCTTTCTAATACTAATTTTTTATTTGATAAATCCTTGTAATTTGGCATATCATGAGTTCCACGATACACTTGTAAAATTTTCTTAAAAGTATTTTTTTTAGTTTTGGTAACTTCTAGATTGATTGGCATCCACGCAATTTTATTTTCATTTAAATACTCAATAATATTTTTGTTTCCACCTGTTTCTACACTCATTTTTGTTTTATTTCTAGATTGACATATATTTGTCTTTCTTATATTTTACAATTTGTATCTCATTTTTTTTACATATATTTTTTAACTTTGTGTGCAACCATTATTTTCAAAATCATTTTCGTTATATGAATTATTTGAATTTATTTCTCTATCTAATTTAGAATCTACATCAACTAATGTGCGATGTTTTTGTTCATTATTGTCAAAAGGTATCGCATGTTTTGGATCTGGAAGAATATTTTTTAATATATCTTTATGATCATCTTGTAAATAATATTTATCAGGAAACTCTATCACAAATGCAATTATTAAATCACCCCAAACAATACCAGATTTCAAAGGCATACCTTCACCTTTTACAACTTTTAATGGAAGAGTTCCATTTTCATTAGGACTAATAATTGTATCAGACGGTGTCGAAATACGAATCTTTTTACCATCAAGTCTCTTTAACTCAAAATCAACACCAGTTAATGCTTCTATTAAAGATATTCTAACCTTCGCAAATAAATTATCTCCTTTCCTGGCAAAAATTTCATGAGATTTTGTTTCCAATACAAAAACCACATCACCCGTTGTATAACCAGGTGCTTCATTTCCTAAAGATTTAAAAATAATTCTTTCGTTATTAGATGAACCAGGTTTTATATCTAATTCTATTATCTTCTTTTCAGATCCAATTTTCGCTTTAGAACCAACACCTCTGCATATATCACAAGGTGTTTGAACTTCTTGCCTAAAACCAGGACCCAAATGTCTAATTTGTCTTATTACACCACTTCCATTACAAGCATCACACGATACAGATTTTCCAATTATTACTTTTCTTTCTAAAGATATTTTTTGTTTTTTTCCAATATAAAGATCTTCTAATGTTACTCGTATTTTGTGAATAACATCTTTACCACGCCTAGTACGTCTTCTATTGTTCATTCCACTATGATGACCTCCTCTAAAAAACATATTGAAAATATCATTACCATGAAAATTTGGAGTATTTTGCTCATTTATACCTTCTAAACCATAAGTATCATATTGTTGTCTTTTTTCAGGATCAGATAATATTTCATATGCACCTTGTATTTTTTTGAATTCCTCTACATTACCACCTTTATCCGGATGTTTTTTTAATGCTAATTTATGATAAGCTTTTTTAATTTCACTTTGAGAAGATTGACGAGATAATCCCAACTCTTTGTACAAACTATCATCATTTGATTGGTTTCTTCTATGATTGAAGTTCATATTATAATAGCACAATAATAATCTTTAAGTAACACAACGCGTCTATATTATTCACAAATGATAATTTAAATAATATTATGAAGATTTGTGTCACTGGTGGGTCCGGCATGGTAGGTAATTGCATTAGAAATATTAGTGAACATGCATACAACGAACATGATTTTGTTTTTTTAGGAAACACTTCTAATAATAAATATATAACAAAACTTGATCTTATAAATCGCGAACAAGTATTACTTTTTTTTAGTAAAAATAAATTTGATCTAATAATACATTTAGCTGCGAAAGTAGGAGGACTATATAAAAATATGAGAGACAATATTGGTATGTTCAATGATAATATTAGAATTAATCAAAACATATTAGAAGCATGTCATTTAAATAATATTAATAGAGGCATTTTTTGCTTATCGTCATGTATTTATCCAAATAGACCAAATGTATTTCCAATGGATGAAACTATGATTCATGAATCACCTCCACATTCATCAAATGAAGGATACGCATATTCTAAAAGAATGTTAGAAATGTTATGCAAACAATATAATGAAACATACAATAGAGAATACATTTGTGTAATTCCTGTAAATTTATATGGACCATATGACAATTTTAGCTTAGACAACGGGCATTTTATACCAATGATAATTAATCGCTTTCAAAATAAAAAAAATGGTATTAGAAATGTTACAAAATCTAAAAATTCATATTTAACATTCTTAAATAATTGCAAAAATATTACAAATATGTGTACTATAAATAAACATTATATTGCATATGGAACTGGTAAACCATTAAGACAATTTTTATATTCTCCCGATTTTGCAAATATTATTTTAAAAATATTGTTCGAAAAAAAGAATTTTTGTGATTCAATTATATGTTGTAATGAAGAAGAATATACTATTAAGGATGTTGTAAATGAAATTGCTAAAATAATGCACATTGATCAAAAAGATATATTATGGGATACAACTAAAAGTGATGGTTGTTTAAAAAAAACTGTTACAAATAAAAAATTTAGAGAATTATATCCAGAATACAAATTTACAAGTTTGAATCATGGATTAACTCTTACTTATAAATGGTTTTTGGATAATTATAATAATATAAGAGTATAATGTTCATTATATTAGCACTTTTTTATATATTTATCTAATAATAACGATGGCGTGTCTATATCCACAAACTATATTATTAGATAATTCATTAGAATCTAACAAAAAATTATCTTTTGCAATATTAATTGGATGTATTGATGCAGACTTGACAAAGAATACAATGTCTAATGTAGAATGGGGAAATATAAATATGGATTTTCAATATAACAAAAAGAATTCTTTAAATCTTGATTTTGAAAGTATTAATTATCATTATACAATAAGAGATAAAACATATAATAAGTCTGAACAAATACTTAATATAACTAAATCTGCTATATATCAATCATTGGTCTTTTATTCTTATGGACGAAATATACCACTTGATTTATATAATAATCCTAATATACTAATTGATAATGGATATTTGAACAATCTTGAAATTTACCAAATAAATAATTTGGAAAATTTGGTTAAGACAAAAACAATGCAACAATTTGATTTTAAACAAAAACTTGTAGATATAGACACTAATTATTTAACTAAACTTGATTATGGCTCTATTTTATGGATTGAATATTCATTAAATATTGATTTGTTAGGAACAACACAATCTGACTCGGGAATCAAATTCTTATTGGGATGGAAAATACAAAAATCTGAACAACAACCGGAACCAGAACCAGAAGTTGAACCAGAACCAGAACCAGAACCAGAACCAGAACCAGAAGCTATGACACAAATTATAATTAAACTACAAAATATCAAAAAAGATTTAAATATAGATAATAACAAACACATTGAAAATAAGGAAAATATTAATAGTCTTATGAATTCTTCATATACTTTCAATAAAAAATATGAAGAAATAGTAGACACTATTAGTTCACCAGATAAAGCGGATTTCTATATTTGTGGAGGATCACAAGATACTTTACAAATTATTTTTAATGATTTTTGTATTCAAGATAACAATGTTCCATGTAATATTGATTCATTAAGATTTGAAATTAATACTAATAAACCTTTGACAATTGAAAGTAATAGTAAAAGAGCAAAATCTTATGAATGGATTAATAAATACAAACATTTACACGATTTTAATTCATTTATAAAAGGATTATACGGTGAAATGTTAATTCATTCACAAAAATTCCCAGTTGATAGAAATCAATCTGAACCATTTGTAAGTTATATAACCAATGAATCATTATCAAAATGTATTGATAATCATGAACAATTTTTTGAAAATATTGTTCATAATATAAAAAGTGGTTTACAAGATTATTATAAAAAGGTTTGGAATAATAAGGACAAAATTCAAAAAATCATCACTAAAAATAAAAATCGTTTTTACAGACAAGGAGATATTATTGGTATTCCTATTGATATTAATGCTAAATGTAAAGTCAAATCAATATTAGATGAAAATAATAATTATGAAGTTTCAAATAAACATATTAATGATATTTGGAAGGTTGTTATGTATTTCTTTATAAAGAATTAAAAAATTTTAATCTAGCATTTCTCAATGATTCATTATCCAAATGATAATCATTATTTTCATTTATTCTAGATGCTTCGAAAGCAACATCCGCTGCAATAGCAGCTTCTACTATAGATTTAATATATTCACGTTCTCTATCTAATCTTAAACTTTCTTCATATTCTCTATCTTGATTTTCTAACAATAATCTATCATTTGGTTCATTTTGTTCACTATTTTCTATATTAGGAGTCTGATTAGAAAATGGTGATATTTCGTTATAGTCTATTTCTTGTGAAACAGATGCACCAGTTGTATAATTATTTATTCTTGATAATAAATCCTTTTTTGTACCAGTTGTAGCAAGTCCAATCGAATCACAAATATTAATTAATTCGTTTTTTTTTAATTTTGAGTATTTTGGAAGATTTACCATACTAGATGACATCTATATTGTTATAATATGTATGTGTCTTTAATCAATATCAAATGTTATATTATTTGATTCAATATTTACTGGTGAATATTTATTATTCTTAAATGAACTAGATTTAGAGTTAAGCATCTTCAATTTTGCTTTTTCATCTATAGAAACATTCACACTTCCAGTACCACAAGGAGCAACATGACCAACCATTATATTTGATGATATACCACTAATAGTATCCTCAGAACCAGTTAAACTTGCATTATTTAAGTGATACAATACTTTCTCAAAAGAAGATTTCGCTAATACACCATTATTAAAATCATCCATTCCAGCACTATTTGCTTTACTAAGTGTACCATTTTGAACAAGCCTATCAACAAGAACAGATATGTGTCTTATATCTAACGGTGCAACTTCTTTTAATACTGAATGTAATTCTTTAATAAAAACTATTCTAGCAGCTTCAATCCCAAATACATTATAAGTATCTATTACATTGTTAGAATTTGTTAAACAATTATCTATTGCAGGATTACATAACAATTCTTCTAAATTAGTACCAGATGTTACTATCTTAAATGTTTTCTGAGGTACAACACAATCTAATATTTCATCGTATCTATTTATTATTATATCTTCAACTTCTCCATTTCTTATATTTTTAAGTCCCTTGATCATTACTGGTTCCAATCCCTTCTTCATAATATTTGATATGTCATTTACATAAAAATCATTATTTTCATCAATTATCTTTTGACCATTTACTTTTGTTGCATCTACCACATTATAAACACTTATTCGAAATGTTATTGACTTTTCATTTGGTTCTAATATTGGATTGTGTACAAATGATAACTTTTCCAAA